GGCCAGGGCTAAAGTTCTTGGCAACAATCGGTAGCGGGCCAATCAGGGGCCTGTGGGCGTTCTCGTCCAGCGATAGCAAAGCCTTTGTGGTGTCTGGTACAGAGTTGTACAAGATCACCACCGCGTATGCACCCACGTTGCTTGGCACGGTGGCAGGTACTGGCCCAGTCAGCTTGGCTGACAACGGCACGCAGTTGTTTATCGCGGCCAACGGTCCAAGCTACATCTACAACAACACTACCAACGCTTTTGGTCAGATCAACGATCCAGATTTCCTCGGCGCTGTAACCGTCTGCTATCTGGACGGCTACTTTGTGTTCAACGAGCCAAACAGCCAGAAGTTGTGGGTAACTGCGCTACTAGACGGTACGTCTATTGACCCGCTTGAGTTTGCCAGCACCGAAGGCTCGCCAGATGGTTTGATCGCGGTGGCCGCAAACTTCCGCGAAGTCTGGGCGTTTGGAACTAACTCAATTGAAGTCTGGTACGACTCTGGCGCGACGGACTTTCCGCTGCAACGAATTCAAGGCGCGTTCAATGAGTTAGGTTGCGCTGCACCATATTCTGTTGCCAAGATGGACAACGGGATGTTCTGGCTCGGGCGCGACCGTCGCGGTCAGGGCATGGTTTACCGTGCCAACGGATACACCGGCCAGCGGATCTCAACCCACGCGATTGAATGGCAGATTCAGCAGTACAGCGACATCTCTGACGCGATTGCTTATACGTACCAGCAAGACGGTCATTCTTTCTATGTGCTGATTTTCCCAACTGGCAACGCTACTTGGGTGTACGACGCGGCTACGGAAGCGTGGCACGAGCGGGCTGGTTGGGTAAACGGTGAGTTTACTCGTCATCGCAGCAACTGCCAGATGTCGTTTAACAATCAGATTGTTGTTGGCGATTATGCCAACGGCAACATTTACGCTTTTGACCTAGATGTGTACGCCGACAACGGTAACATTCAAAAGTGGTTGCGCTCATGGCGGGCGCTGCCAACTGGTCAGAATAACCTAAAGCGCACAGCGCACCATAGCCTACAACTTGATTGCGAGTCTGGCGTTGGGTTGAACGGGTCAATGATTTCTGAAACCATATATCTTCAAACTGAAGATGGTGATTATTTAATTACTGAGAGTGGTGATTATTTAATTAGCGATGACACAACACCTATTACTCAAGGCAGTGATCCTGAAATTATGCTGCGCTGGTCAGATGACGCAGGCCACACTTGGTCAAACGAGCACTGGTCGCCAGTTGGCAAGATTGGCGCTTATTACCATCGGGTGTTCTGGCGGCGCTTGGGTATGACCCTAAAATTGCGCGATCGGGTTTACGAAGTTTCTGGAACCGATCCGGTCAAGACGGTGATCATGGGCGCAGAGTTGATCTTGAGCGGCACAAATGCCTAATGTTACGCCGATCACGCCGCCGCGAGTACCGCTAGTTGACCCGCGTACAGGGTTCATTGACCGCGCTTGGTATTTGTTCTTTCTGTCTCTGAACAACGCTGCGACCGAAGTCTACGACAACCCTGCCGTTGGGCCTAGCCCAGAGACATTGATTGCGTCTTACGATGCTGCGCTTCAAGAGTTAACGCAAAACGTAGACACTCAACAATCGTCGGTGGCTTTGCTGCCGCAACTGGCCGAAATGCAGAAACAGATTGATGCGCTCGCGTTGTTGCCCGCACAAATAACCGCTATGCTTGCTCAATTAGCAGATGTAACCGCGATGAACCCGTCTGATGGTGACAAACTGATATACAACGGCGCTACAGGCAAGTGGAATCAAGATTCCCGCAGCTACCTCATGCTTGAATAAAGGATCTTCACATGGCCGTCACAGTTAAAGTCTTAGTTCCGGCAAAGTTTGCCGAAAATACGCAAACAACCCAGTACACCGCGACTGGCGTGACCGCGATCATTGATAAGTTCACGGCAACCAACATCAGCGGTTCGGCTGCTACAATCTCTGTTAACTTGGTTACCGTAGCAGGATCTGCTGGCAATACCAATCTAATCACCAAAACCAAAACGCTGCAAGCGTCTGAAGTCTACACGTTCCCCGAGCTCGTGGGCCAAGTGCTAGGGGCCAGTGATTTTATTAGCACAGTGGCAGGTACGGCCAGCGCGATCAACATCCGAGTTTCTGGGCGGGAAGTTACTTGAACGATCTTGCTAATTTAATCCCATCTCGGGAACAGATTGAGCGGTTACAGGCCGAAATGGTCAAGATGCCGCAAGCAGATCTGCAAACAGAGCATTACTTTTCAGAATCTGGGATGTATTGCAGAAAGGTTTTTCGTCCTGCTGGAACGTTGATTGTTGGGAAAGTACACAAGCAACATCATTTGTTTTTGTGCGCCATGGGTGAAATAATTGCTTGGACCGAAAATGGAATGAAGCGTCTGCAAGCCGGTGATGTGGTTGAGTCTAAGCCAGGAACCAAACGGGTGACTTTGGCAGTAACTGACGCTATTGGCGTTACTGTTCATCGAACAGACAAAACAGATCTTGATGAGATTGAGGCAGAACTTGTTGAACCTGACAACACAGCGTTGTTTGATTCTAGTAATTTATTGAAAATCGCAGGAGAAATGAAAGCCCTGCAAGGAGAACTGCAATGACTTGGATTGCAACGGCAATTGTAGGGAGTGCGCTTATTGGCGCGTATTCGTCTAACAAAGCGTCAAAAACTCAGGCTCAGGCCGCGCAACAAGGTGTTGACGCCCAAGAACGGATGTTTGAGCGCCAGGTTGAGCTGCAAGAGCCGTTTCGAAAAGCTGGCGAAGAAGCACTTAATAAACTTATTCCGCTGTCGTCAAACTACACGCCGTTTGGCATGAGTCAATTCCAAACCGATCCCGGCTATGCTTTTCGATTGTCCGAAGGCATGAAAGCACTTGACCGCACGGCAGCAGCGCGTGGTGGGTTGTTGTCCGGCGCTACGCTTAAAGGGGCGCAACGCTACGGTCAAGATTTGGGTTCGCAAGAATATCAAAACGCTTTTAATCGTTACCAGATTGAGCGTAACGCTCAACTTAACCCGCTGCAATCGTTGGCTGGTGTTGGGCAGACTGCTACCAACACATTAACTGGTGCGGCGGGACAAATGGGTCAAAACTACGCTACTGGCTATGGCAACGTGGCTAACGCCAAAGCATCTGGGTATGTTGGCGGGGCAAATGCTTTGAATAGTGCTCTTGGGTCTTATATTGGCTACAACCAAGGGCAAAATTATTTGGATGTTTTGCGGGGAAGATCAATTTCTCCTTATAGCGGCGCGTTTGGTGGAACACAAGTTTCTGCTGGTAATTATGGCGACGGATATTATTAAGGTTTAGTCATGGCAATTGATCCATCTATCGCCCTTGGTATTCGGCCCCTGCAACTTGCAGACCCGCTTGCCCAATACTCTCAATTTGCTCAAATCCAAAACGCGCAGAACCAAAATGCGCTGGCTCAATACCAGCTTGGTGCGGCGCAAAGGGCTGAAGCAAAAGATGTGGCATTTACCAATGCTTTAATGAATGCTGGCACAGATGAAGATGCAATTGCAAATGCACTTTTAAAATCTGGCAAAATTTCAGAGTATTCTGCTTTGCTTAAAGCAAAAGAAGAAAAGAAAAAAACCGGTTTAGAAAGAAGCGAACTTGAAAACAAAATTGTTGATCAAAGACTAAAACAATCTCGCGCTATTTTAGACACTTTTGATCCAAACGATCCAAATATTGGCGTCAAACTTAAAAGTTGGCATTTGGGCAATCACGCCGATGAATATTTGGGGCCGGTGTTAAAAAGGTTTGGCGCAACCACAGAAAACTCAATTGCAGAAATTGATAAGGCAATTGCTGGTGGCCCTGCAGAAATTGAAAAGTTTTTGAATAGATCAAGGCTTGCTGCTGATAAATTTGCTGAACTTTATAAACCACATCTTACAAACGTCACGCCAGGGTCAAATGTAATAAATCAAAAAGGAGAGGTTGTTTATACAGCACCTGCTCCGGTTGTAAAACCTGTTGTAGTAGGAGACAAGTTAATTGATCCAGCAACTGGTAAAGAAATTTATGCTGCACCTCCTGCTCCAGTAAAACCTGTTGTAGTAGGCGGCAGATTAGTTAACCCAACAACTGGTGAAGAAATTTACGCTGCACCAGAAAAACCTGTTGTAGTTGGAAGTGCATTGGTTGATCCGGCAACTGGTAAACAAATTTATCAGGGTGGCCCCGCTCCAACCGATCTTGCAAGATTGCAAGCAGAACGAGATGCTTTAATTAAAAAGAATCCAAAAGACCCTTTGATTGCCGAGTACAATGCAAGAATAAAACAAATCACAACGCATCCATCTCCTTCTGTCACTAATGTTAACGTCTCAACGGAAAAAGCGTATGGCGGGGCGTTAGCATCAGGATTGGCAAAATCAGATATTGAAATGCGAGATGCTGCTTTAAGCGCACCTGATGCGGCAAATAATGCAAACAAAATTTTGGAAGTCTTGTCCAAAGGAAACATTATTGCTGGGCCTGGCGCCGAATGGAAATTGAAAGCAGCAAAATTGTTTAACATTGTTGGCAAAAACAATGATGAATTGATTGCTAATACTGAACAACTTCAAAAAGGTTTGGCCGCGCAAACTTTGGATTCTATAAAAACTTCTGGTCTTGGTGCTGGTGCAGGGTTTACAAACGCTGACCGCGATTTTTTGGAAAAGGCAAGAAGTGGCAATATAGAAATGACTCCAGAAACTTTGCGCCGCACTGCTGAACTTGCTCACAAATCGGCGCAAGGAACAGCATCTAAATGGAACGCAAGGGTTCAGCAAATACCAAAATCTGCAATTGAAGGAACTGGGCTTTCTACAGAACAAATTTCTGTTCCTGGATTGTATGGCAAGCCTTCTGCTACACGAGGCGGCGGCGTAGACCTTAATAACCCGTTGTTAAGGTAAAAGGATCGCTATGGCTACGTCACTTACTGAAATCATCAAAAACCCTAATTACGTCAACGCTAATCCAGAAACGCAACGGGCGATTTTTGAAAAGTACGCGCCGCTTGATCCTAATTACAGTAACGCCAACGCTGCTACGCAAGAAGCTATCCGTTCCAAATTTGGCATAACGCAATCTAAATCTGCGCCTAGCGCAACGCCAGCAGACATCCCCGGCGCAATCCCACAACAAACAGTTGAAGAACCATCGTTTGGCGCTCGTGTTGCTGCAATCCCAGAAACGGTGGCGAGAACTATTTATGGTGGGCTGACTGGACTGATTGGCGCACCGATTGCTTTGGGCCAAGAGATAATCACTGGCACGCCCAAAGAACAAACGTTTGGTAACATTATGGCGCTTGGCGGGCGGGTGCCAATGAGCGCAGGCGCACAAGCCAATCTTCAAACACTTGGAGATTTAACTTCCGGACTTCCCGCGTTTGTACCTGCTATTGGTCAAGCCGGACAAGTTGCACAAGGCGTCAATGCACTTGCAACTAGAGTGGCGCCAACTGCACAACGTGCAGTTCAAACGGTGCAAAATGCCTTGGTTCGCGCTCCAGAACCTCAGATGGCTGGTGGTGGGGCGGCATCAACCGGCACCGAATTGATGCGAGTTGCAAGAAACGCAGAATTGCCAGTGCCGCTACGCATGACACCAGGCCAGATTAGTAGAGATACTGCCGCGTTACGACGCGAGCAAGAGTTGGCTAAACAAGAAGTTGGTCAACCTATTAGAGAGTTGTACATGGATAACAACTCTAAAATTCTCCAAAACATTGACACATTTTTAGATGAAAC